CGCACCTGTACCTCGGCGACGTGTTCGACGCCATGTACGCCAACGGCGCGAGCCCGACCGAGAACTGGGCCATCGTGGCGGGCCGCACGCTGTACCGCTCGATCTCGAACCTGAACGACACCAAGGTTGAGGACAGCCAGCAGACCGAGGACTTCAAGCGGGTCGTCAGGCGCTACACCGGGCCCTTCGGCTCGGCCGAGGTCATCCTCTCGCGCGCGCTCGGCGCCAACGAGGGCCTGATCGTCAGCCAGGAGCGTGTCCGTCCGGGCACCTTCCGCCCGTGGACCCGCATCCCGATCGCGCAGACCGGCGACAACCAGCGCGACCTGGTGGTCGGCGAGTTCACGCTCGAAGTGCACCACGAGTCGGCGCTCGGCCGCATCCGCGGCATCTAAGCCGCACCGGCCACCACGGCCACACCCTGTCCCAGCTCGCCCCGGTGGCGGGCTGGGACCGTCTCTGGGGAGGGACGACGTTCATGCATCCACTGCTCGCCGAAATCATCGCGTGCAAGGACGCGCCACGCACCGACGTGCTGCGGCGCTGGCAGCAGCAGCTCCGCGACGAGATCGCGCCGCTGGTGGCCGCGGGCGAAGCCGCACGGGCCGCCGCGGCCGAGGCCAAGGGGCGCGGCAAGGCGGTGACGGCATGACGCCGTACACGTGGGCCTTCTACGTCCACTCGGTGCCCATCACGCAGGACATCCGTGACGGGCGCGGCGGCCTTGGTGGGTCGGAGTCGGCCTGCTTCGGGCTGGCCCGCGCGCTGGCGCAGGCCGGGCAGGTCGTGCACATCCTCGCGCAGCGGCTCGCGCCAGACGCGACGGGGCGCGATGCGTGGGGCGTGACCTGGCACGATGCCGGGGAGCACGACGCGCACGTGTACGCCTGGTGCGATGTCGTCGAGCCCGACGTGTTCGTGGCCCTGCGCATGGGGCACATCTTCCAGCACCCGATCCGCGCGCGGTACCGGATGCTCTGGAATCAGGATCTGCTGGTCAACGCCCAGGGCGCGCAGGCCCTCATGGCGACCTCGTGGCAGGTCGACCGGTACGTGTACGTCTCGGACTACCACCGGCAGCAGTGGGAAGGGCAGTGTCCCGACCTGAAGGGGCTGGCGTACGTCACGCGCAACGGGTTCGACCCGGCGCACGTGCCCGACGTGCCGAAGGTCCCCGGGCGGATCTGCTACATCACGCGGCCGGAGCGCGGCCTCGGGCCGCTCCTGCAGATGTGGCCGGCACTCAAGGCCGCGGTGCCGCATGCCGAGCTGCACCTGACCCGCTACAGCAGCATGTACGACGGCGAGGGCAGTGCCGTCGCGCAGATGTGCCAGCACTACGACCGGCTGACGGCGAAGGTGCAGGCCGAGGTCGGCGGCATCGTCACGTACGACGGCGGGCTGGGCAAGGCCGACCTCTACCGGCTCATCGCCTCCTCGGAGGTGATGTGGTACCCGGGTGTGGCCGACTTCGCGGAGACGTCCTGCGTGGCCGCCGTGGAAGCGCAGGCCTGCGGGACGGCGTTTGTCGGCTCGGCCAAGGGCGCCCTGCCGGAAACCGTGCCCAACGGTGTCCTGCTCGCCGGTGACGCCTACTCGCCGGAGTATCAAGCCACCAGCGTGGCGACCGTCGCCGCGATCCTGAACGGCACGCGCCCCGGCTTCGTGGGGGCAGGCCGCATGCACGTCCAGTCCTACAGCTACGCCGCCATCGCGCAGGACTGGATCGCGGACGTCATGGGCTTCTTCGCGGCCCGGTACGAGGCGCACAAGCCCGGCGTCCTGCGCCAGCTCCTCCAGTACGACGACCACACCGCGGCGCTGCTCTGCGCCCGCGAGCTGCACGACGACGCGGCGGTGGCGTTCTGTCACCGCGTCATCGACGGGAAGGACCAGACCGCCGAGGACTACGGCGACCGGGCCAATCACGACGTCCTGCGCGAGATCGAGATGGACGGGCGCCTGCGCGAAGCGATGGCGCGCTTTGAGGGCTGCACGCGCGTCCTCGATGTCGCCTGCGGCAACGGCGCCTTCGCGCTCGGCCTGGCGCTGCAGTTTCCCGACGTCCGTGTGGTCGGGGTCGACTACGCGGCCGACAACATCGCCCGGGGCACCGAGGCGGCGATCCGGCTCGGGCTGGCCGACCGGGTGACGTTCCAGCAGGGCGTCATCTACGACTTCGAGCACCACACCGTCGACGAGCGGTTCGCGGCGCTGGTGGCCCAGGACGCCGAGGGCTTCGACGGCGTGTTCGTGGGCGAGTTCCTCGAGCACATCGCGAACGTCCAGGCCGTCCTCGCCGCCGTGCATGCCGGGGTCCGTCCGGGCGGCCGGGTGATTGCCACGATGCCGTCGGGGCCGTTCACGGAGATGATGCCGCCCGGCGTGCCCATCAAGCGCGGGCACGTGCACCACTTCGCGTACGACGACCTCACGGCGATCTTCGGGACGCAGACCGACGCGACCATCGACGTGCTGCAGATCGCGCAGGCCACGCCCCGCGGCAACCCCGTGGCCCACTGGCTGGTGACGTACACGCCGTCGGGCCAGCCGCTCGGCACGCGGCCCTACGACAAGCGCCTCCGCACGACGCGCCCGATGCCGACGTTGTCGGTCGGGCTCATCGTCGGCCCGGGCGCGCGGCTCGACCTGCCCAAGTGCCTGGAGACCGTCGTCAAGATTGCCGACGACCTGGTCATCGGACGCATGGGCCCGGACGCCAACGTCAGCGCGGCGGCCGAGTATGGCGCGCGGGTGATCGAGCTGCCGCCGGTGGCGGATCTCGCGGGCGGCTTCGCCGAGGCGCGCAACCGCGTCCTGGCGGCGTGCACCGGCGAGTGGTTCCTGTGGATCGACGCCGACGAGCAGCTCCTCGGCGCGGCCGGGCTGCGGAAGTACCTCGAGGCGCATACGTTCCACGGGTACGTCTTGAAGCAGAACCACCTCCAGATCGACGCGCCCACGTTCGCCGACGAGCCGGTCCGACTGTTCCGCCGGCGGCCCGACATCGCGTTCCACGGCGCGGTCCACGAGCAGCCCCAGATGGGGGACAGCAACACGGACATCTGGCCGACGCTGGCCCCGCTCGACGTCCAGATCGCGCACTACGGCTACCTGACCGAGCCGGTGCGCCGGCGCAAGGCGCTGCACCGGAACCTCGCGCTCCTGGTGCGCGACCGGCAGATGTTCCCGGACCGGCGCCTCGGCCGCGTGCTGTGGCTGCGGGAGTTCGCGACGTGGCTCCGCGAGATCGGCGCCCGGCAGTCGACCTACCAGGACGCCGTGCAGATCATGGTCGACGCGGTCGGCGTCGAGGCCGTGTCGGCGCTGGTGTTCGAGGGCGCGCCGATTCCAGCGTCGGGGCTGGCGCTGGCGCGGTTCGCGGCCGACCACTACGAGCGGCACTTCCCGGTGCCGACCGACAAGCTCGCGCAGCTCGCGCGGCCCTTCTACGAGACCGCGCTCCGCGTCCTGCCGGAAGCGTGGGAGGTCGACTTCGCGTTCGCGGCCACGCAGGGCGGGATGCGGGGCCGGCGGGCCAAGGCCACGCCGTTCTGGACGCGCTCGCTCGACGACGTGCACCGGATGCTCGACGCCTCGGTGCAGCCGCTGGCGCAGGCGGTGGCGCCGACGCCGATTCACACCGACCCGTTCCCCCGTGAGGAGGCGCCTGCGGCATGAGCTGGCACCCGAACGACCTGCTGACCGACGCCGACCTGCTCGCGTACGAGCCGACCATCCTGACGCAGTTCGGCCGCGTCGAGTGGATCGACAAGCGCGCCAAGGCGCTGGAGGACTGGCTCTGGCCGTCCCTGCAGACGCGCGGGCTCGACCCGGAACGCCTGCGGACGCGCGTCCAGCCGGCGCAGGTCTGGTCGTTCCAGTCCAGCACCTTCACCGACTGCACCGAGGCGGCCATCTCGCAGACCACCGACGACGTGGCGATCGGCTCGTGGCTCACCAACACCACCGACGCCCTGTTCATCGGCAGCGCCAGCATGTTCCGGGGCCTGTCGCTGCGGGTGGCGGATCTGCCGTCCTCGGCGGCCTCCGCGCTGACCATCGACGTGTGGCAGGACGCGTGGACGCCGATCGCGGTGACTGACGGGACGCAGGCCACGGCGGAGCAGTCCTTCAGCCGCGGCGGGGCCATCACGTGGCGCCCGCCCGCCGGGTGGGTAGTGCGGAGCGTGAACAACGCCGGCCCGCGCTACTGGGTGCGCCTGCGGGTGTCGGCGGCGGTCACCAGCGGTGCGCGGGCGGGCCAGCTCTCGGTGATCCGGCGGTCGGTGTTCGGGGCGCCGGTCACGTACAAGACGCTGGAGTGGATCTTCCGCGCCGCGCCGACCTCGCAGGACGGCCCGTGGCGCGACAAGGCGGAGTTCTACGCCGATGCCGCGGAGGTCGCGCTACAGCGGGCCCTGCAGGCCGGTGGTGGCGAGTTCGACACGGTCACCGAGGACGACGTGATCGACGTCGACGAGGCGGCCCAGACCACCGAGGAAGCGGGCGGCGCGACCGCCTGGACGCTGGAGCGGGGCTGATGGCCGAGCACGTCGCCTCGTCGATCGTCGGGTTCGTCCGCGCCGTCGTCGAGGCCGATCCGTTCTACCTGACGCCGGCGGCCTCGCCGTACGGGTTCGAGTTGTCGCCACAGGACACGATTTCGGGCGCGTACCGGCTGGTGCCGCTGTCCTATCGCACGGTCGGCGCGTTCGACTTCAGCGAGACGCGGTACGACACGTTCGAGCTGACTGTGGCACGGTCACATGGGGGAGACATGACGGCGGCGATGGACGGATTGGTCACGTTGGCCAGTTCGCTCGTGGCGGCTGTCGCGCGCGAGGGCCAGGTGCGGGACTTCGACCTGCTCGACGAAGGCCGGACGTATGAAGTCGGACGCGACCCGGGGCAGACCTATGCCACGGCGCGTCTCGTGTTGCCGCTGTCGTATGCGGCCCGTTTGTAACAGGAGCCCCTCATGTCTGTCACTGGTCGCAACAGCCGCGCGGGATTTGCCGTGTACGGCGCCAACTCGTGGGGCGTGGCCGCCTCGGTCACCCGCGCCCTGCACGTCACCTCGGACGCCGGGCTCACGCTGCAGCCGCAGTTCTCCGAGAACGAAACCTTCAACCAGGGCTTCTTCCGCAACGCCAGCGTGGGCGACATCACCGCGCCCGACCTGACGCTGCAGACCGACGCCCGGTACGAGGACTTCAACTACGTCCTCGAAGCCTGCGCGATGGGCTCGCCGGTGGCCCCCACGGTGGTCTCGTCCACCGGCGGCAACGCCTACCAGCACATCATCGACCTGGCGCCCTCGGTCTCGGGCCGTGGCATCACGTTCGCGGTCGAGTACGGCGGCGCGGGCTTCAACCCGTTCATTCAGGAGCTCACCAGCGCCCGGGTGTACGGCTTCAGCGAGGCCGTCGGCGGCGCGGGCGTGATCACGCAGTCGTTCCGGCTGCTCGGCTCCAAGCCGACCATCACGTCCTCGATCAACTTCAACAGCACCCTCGCGTCGATGTCGGTCCCCGGCTTCGGCACGAAGGTGTTCCGCAAGAACGGCGTCTTCCGGCTGAACGCGCAGGCGGGCGGCTCGCTGGTGGCGGCCGACGCGGTGCAGATCGAGGATCTGTCCTTCGAGTTCACGCGCGTGAACGATGCGCCGTACGTGTACGGCCAGGACTTCATCGCCGAGCCGGCCGACAACGGGTTCCCGACCGTCCGTGTGGCGGTGACGTTCCCGCGCATGACGACGGTGTCGGCCAACAGCATGTACACGCTGCTCCAGGCTGGCGGCGCCTGGAAGGGCGACGTGCTGTACACGGGCGCGCTGATCAACAGCGCGACCAGCTACACGAAGCTGATCCAGTGGCCGTACCTCGAGCCGCAGGAGATCACGCTCAACCTGGCCGGGGCGCAGCAGGTCAAGCCGACCGTGACCTTCATGGCGAAGGAAGTGGCGGCGGCGCCGACCGGCATGGCGGGCGTCACGCGCCCGTTCCGCATCACGCGCACGATGGCGAACTCACTGGCCGCCTTCTAAGGCGGCTGGACGGGGGAGGGGCCCCGTACCTATGGCTCGACTCTTGACGGCGCAGGACGCGCCACAGACCGTCACCGTTCGGGAGCTGGATCTGCCCACGCTGGCCGATCCCGACCCGGAGGTGAGCTACACCATCCGCCTGTTGCCCGAGCGCCACTTCCAGTCGCTGCGCAAGGCGCACACGACGCGCCGGCCCAAGGGCGGGCAGATGGTCGAGGACGTCGACGACCGGGGCCTGTCGGCCGCGATCATCGACTGGGTGATCCAGGACTGGACCGGCATCGTGGCGCGCGACGAGGACGGCGGGCTCGTGCCGGTGCCGTGCACGCCGGACGCCAAGCTCGGGCTCGACCCGTACGTGCGGGGCGCGCTCGTCGACCTGGCGACCAAGAACCAGCGGGTGGAGGCGTCGGCCGCCTCCTTTCGCGCAGCTCCGTAGCTTCTGCCAGTTCTGGGTCGACGACGGGCCGGCACGGACGCCGTGCTGCCTGTTCCGGGACGAGGCCGACATCGAGACGGAGCTCGAGCAGTACGACTGTGACGGGTGCGGCATCAAGGCCGCGCTCGTGGCGCTCGACGACGCTAACCGGTTCGCGTGGGAGGTGTGGCTGCAGGTCGCCCACCGGATCGTCGTGGATCTGCAGGCGGGCGGGTACGTGCTGTCGCTGGCGTTGGCCGACCTGACGCCCGCCGAGGCGCTGGCGTGCGTGGATCGGCTGTCGATCATCTACGACATCCTCCAGCCGCCGCCGCAGAAGAGGGAGTAAGCCCGGATGGCGCGCGAACTGCTGCAGTACCAGGTCACCGTCGACACCTCGCAGGGCACGGCGTCCCTGCGGTCGTTGGATCAGGTCACCAAGGACGTCGACAGCACCCTCAAGAAGCTCGGGATGACCGAGGAGGAGATCGCGAAGGACCGGGCGGCCTACGCGAAGCTGTCCGAGGAGGCGCTGCGGCGCATCGAGCGCGGGACCAGCACGCTCGAGAAGGAAACCAAGAAGCTCGGCGACACCACCAAGGCCGAAGCGAGCACGATGTCCTCGGCGCTGACCTCGCTGGGGCAGCGCATCGTGGCGGTGTTCGCGGTCGAGCGCCTGATCTCGTTCGGCACGCAGGTCGTCAACACGGCCGGGCACATCAACGACCTGTCGGCCAAGACGGGCCTCTCCACTACCGCGATCCAGAAATTCGGCTACGCCGCCAACCTGTCGGGCAGCAGCATCGACGCGGTCGCCAATGCCATCAGCGCCATGTCTCGCAACCTGGTGTCGGGCGGCGGCGCCGTCGAGGCGTTGAACAAGCTCGGGCTGTCACAACGTGAGCTGTTGCGCCTGGAGCCCGAGCAGGCGTTCCTGCGCATCACCGAAGCCATTCGGAGCATGAAGAACCCGATGGAGCAGGCCGAGGTCACGATGCGGATCTTCGGCAAGGGCGGCAAGGAGATCCTGCCCGCCATCAAGGACGGGTTCGCCGAGGCCGGAGACGAAGCGCAGCGCCTCGGGGCGGTGATGTCGGAGCAAACCGTGCGTGACCTCGACGACCTCGGCGATGCGTGGGGCAAGGCGTACGCCACCATGCAGGGCCGGGCGGCGGGGCTGCTGGCGATCGTCGTGCGGATCGGCGGGTCGATGTCGGAGCTCGCTGGGCAACTGCCCGCGTGGACGTCCCGGTGGACGAGCGCGCTCACCAGCATGACGAACATCCCCGGCTGGGCGGTGAAGTTCCTCGAGGAGGCCGAGACCCAGAAGAACTGGGTCGACTGGCAGCGTGGGCGAACGCCGATGCCGACCGATGGCGGCGACGTCACGCGCGGCTTCGGGAGCCCCAGCGGCGGCTATCAGGCGGCCGACCTGGACACGCTGCTCGCGGTGACCAAGGAGGTCGACACGGCCACGGGCCGCCTCGGCGAGACCAAGGCGCGGATGACGCAGGCCGTCCGTGTGCAGGAGGCGGCGGTGGTCAAGCTGACCGAGGCGCAGCAGTTCGCGCTGGGCGGCATGCAGGACTACCGCGACGAGATCACGCGCACGGCGTTCGCGCTGCTCCAGATGGCCGAGGCGCAACGCCTGGCGGCCGAGGCCCAGCGCAATTTCGACCAGTTCGGCATCTACGGCATCAACCCCGGGTACGGCAACGTGCCGGGCACCAGCCTGATCCCGAACGGCGCCAACCCGATCCCGACCACGATGGGCCTGCCCGGGGCGGTGCGTGGGACGACGCCGATGGGCGCGGTACCGAACGGGCCGGGCTTCTGGGACAGCCGAACGGGGCAGGCCGCCGCCACGGGCATCGGCATGGCGGGCTCGGCGGCCATGGGCGCCCTGACGGGAGGCGATCCGTACGCCTCGCTCGTCGGCAGCGGCGCGGCGGCCATCAGCGGCGTGATGCTGGCCGGCACCATCGGGTCGACGGTCGCCCTCGGCGCGGCGACCATGGGCATCGGCGCGGCGGCGGTCGGCGTGTACATGCTGGTCAAGCACTTCGCCAGTGTGTCGAAGGAAGTGAAACAGGCCCGCGTGGAAGTCGACGCCTTCCAGGAAGGTCTGTGGAAGACGATGACCGCGCAACAGGTCAACGAGGCGGGCGGCGAGAAGTGGGCGGCCACGCTGATCGTGGTGCGCGATGCGTACGAGCGCATGGGCCTCACCGCGGCGCAAGCTGAGGGCGACGTGGCCAAGCTGTTCGACACGCGCAACCCGGACCAGGCCCGCGAGGCGATGGCCCGGATCAATGGCGTGGTGTCGGACTACCGCGCCATCCTCGCCGGCGTCAACGAGCAGATGGGCGACCTGCTCACGCAGGCCGACGCGCTCGGCATCCGGCTCCCGCAGGCGCTCCTCGATTCCCTGAATGCCGCGGTGCAGCTCGGCGACATGACCGAGGAGAACGCCCGCCTGATCGCCAGCCTGACGCAGGCGTCCGAGGTGGACTGGGAGAAGTTCGAGGAGGCGGCGCAGCGGTACGGCATCGCGGTCGATGCGCTCGGCCAGCAGTTCCAGCAGCACC